CGCTATTCCCACTCGACTCACTACTTGGCACTTTAGTTGGCTCCATAGGCTGAAGCTGTCCTATCATGTCATCGATCTTGGCCTTGGTGTCTCCTCCTTCTTCATCTTGCCCAATTGTCTGCGCTATCGCTACTGCTCGCTCTAAATGCTCGATATCCATGCCTTGTATCTCTTTACCAGCTTTAATGAGGTCTAAAGTGGCCTTAGCTCTATCAGATTCGGCCCTAGAGAGGCGTTCAGCGGCTATAGCTACATCCATGCGGGTTTTATTCATGCGTTCAGCTGCCAAGGCCTTTTGACCGTCGGAGTAGCTTAATTTGGTCTCATTATCAATCTGCATTTGCTTAATGGTGATATCGTGGAGTTCTTTTGCTTGACTTTGTTGCGCTTCTTCTGTAGCCTGTATCTCTTTAATTAATTTATCTTTCTCTGGAATCTGCATATTTTCAATAAAGTAGGAGCTTGGTATTGCTACGCCCATTTCACGTAAAAAGACTGCTTGTTTCAATGCTAGCTGTCTCTGAGTACTGGTTAACGACGCTTCTTCTACTATTGCATCATATTGACCAAAACTGCGGTTGTAGAATTGCTCTGATGGTTGCTCGCCTAATATCCTCTGGATTTTCCCTGGTGTGAAGCTGTTCTGTATCATCTGTATGTGGATTTTACCTAGAAGTTTTTGTGCAAAATCAAGATTATCAAATAAACCTTGAAGTGTTGTGAGTGCCGCCCCTTGCCTAATCATTGACAAAATGCCTGCTTTGTCATCGTCTGCTGCCCCTAACAACTCCTCTGATATCCCACTGATTTGATTTATCTCGTTCGCTAACATCTCTGAGATCTGGATCATGCTGGCTGGTATCACTGGCGCTTCGATTTTCTCTACGTCTGTCATTTGTGCTTCTGCTTTCAATGCTAGTCCACGACCATTGCCTGACATGAACACATCTTTAGGATTTACAAGTGCATTCTCCTTATATTTCCAGCCCGAATTTATTTGTGCTTCTTGACAGTCTAAAATGGCGACGCGATTACGATTAAGGAGGTATTGCGAGTCTCTAACATCTCTGGTTATGCCTCGTGTGCGTAATAAGAAGTTGTTCAAATTAGGAGTATAATAAGCCCAAATGGGCACGAATGGGTACACGTCTATGTGTAATGGGTTTTCTCCATTATACATCACTTTACCTTGAACCACTATGGCTAGCTTCACAGTTGGTATTTCTTGATCAATAAGGATAACTTGAGGATAAAATTGTAAAAAGTCTCTAAGATCAGCATCTTTTCCCCTCCATTCACTACATTCGCCTGTGACAATATCTACAAGCATTTGTTGTTTACGTGTATCTAGTCTCCATATTTCATCATAGATATATAGGTCCTGATATCCATAATTAAATGACTCTGTTTGGAACATGAACTTTCCATCTCTACCCCCTGAGCCTCGAATAAGATCTAGGTCTTTCTCTCTCCCTGGTAATAAGGTTTTTAGCTGTTTTTTAGATACATACTTGCGTGTCCAGATCATATTACAGTCACTGAAATCCCTTTTCCTACAGAACGAATCAAGGAGCACACCAGCTGGAGCTAGTGCATCGACCACAATTTCTCCGTTAACACAATCTTTTCTATAGTCAATCCATGTAGAGAGGAGCCCCATGCCCTGAATAGTCGATGTTTCAAAGGCCTCTGAGATTGTCTCTAAAACACTGCCGTGTGAATTTACATAATAAAGCAACTTTGTTAACTGATCGGATGTCTGCTGATCATTTAAGTGCACTGGAGTTACTATTGTCGATTTTCGATGCTGCTTCTGATATCCACACACCATATTGATCATTCTCTGTACACGATTGAAACTGAACTGCCTACGTCTGAATGGTGCTGCCCCTGAACCATATACATCTGCTAAAACTGTTTGATCGCCACATGCAAACCTCAAGTCAATATCTTGCTCAGCCCAATTTGACTGCGCGATGGTTATGTTCTTATTGTACATGTCCTCAGCCCAATCAAGTAAATACTTGTCGTCATCTGTATAGAAAGATTCGTTTAAATTTGGAAATATAGCCATCTGATTGCCTTGGTTCAACATGTATTCAACTATTTTCTTTACAATACATGCATGGCAATGATTTATTCAAACAAGATTTATTTTGAATAGTGTTGATCTTTTAAATAGACAAATGATATGTGAGGAGAGTGCATACCAGCAGTTCGTGCTACCATTTACTAATACTATTGGAGATTGAAGCTGGTATGCTCACCATTCTATTGAAGAGGAATTTCTGGAATTGGCACAAAATCATTCTCTTCTTCATGCATTTTGGCCGCTAAAATTTGCTCTATCACTATTTCAGTATGCTGGCGAATAGTTGGCACAACGTCTTTTCTAGGCATAAAATTGAATAACATTGAGACATAGGTATTCATTAGCACGTTGATGATTGTATCAAATGTCACTGGCCGGCCTCTTGATACCAAATCCATTAAGAAATTTCGTAACTGTAAAGTTATTTCATCGATTGAGAGTGGTGGTAATGGATCTATCTGTGTATCTTTTATGTGCTGAATGAGTTCTGTTTCTTTTTTTTTGTTAAACTCCATAAATACATCGTGTGGATCTGGCATTTGATCAAGCCTGTTGCCTAGATCATCATGTGTTTTCAAGAATAAGCTAGATTTTGGCATTACTCGTCCTCCCCATCATCGTCTTTATGACAACGACCACAGCCATCACAGCCATCACAATCATTATCTTCATCTAACATTCCATTAGCTTCTCTATAATCATCACAGTAGGCTTTAAGGTATTGTTCAGCTGAATCCATTGATTTAAATATTTCAATGACTTTGTGTTCATTCTCAGCAGCAATTACATTGATATATAGTTCTATAACAGCATCAAGTACTATTTTTCTTGGCACGTTTTGATCTAAAATTGCATTTAATGTAATCGTCAAACCTTCATAAACAGTTTTTTTTGTTTTCTCTATGCAATCACTAACTCTCATTTGGTCCCCTTTTTTTGCTTTTGGCTATAAATAAATCACGATGTTGGTATATAGCTAAATTTTCTATTTTGAACAAGAGAAACAAGTTAAAATGTTAAATGAGGTTATCTGTGAATCAAGACATTAAAGACTTTGCGATGTTATTTATACCACCAGTGATCATTTTGATCTTAATGGCTGCGCTCGTGAGGTATTTATGATGGACTACGGTATGGATTATGGCTCTATGGGTCAAATTGGAAGTTCAGATGATTTTTTTGATGAAATTGAGTCTGTAGAGCAATGTGATAGAGTAGTATTTGGAGCAAACAGATTAACTGAACGATTTAATAATGTGATTAGTAAAGAATTTCTAGAAATAGATTCAGAATCATTAATGGTTATAAGTCTTTGCTCGATGAATATGATATGTTCTTCATGCATGTTAATATCTGAGGAAAAGAGAGAAAGTTACTTCAATGAAACGATAAAGTCACTAAAGAATCTTTTTCTAGAATACAAGAAGATCGCTCCTAATAACCCCCCCACTCCTCGTCGATAGCTGTTAATTGCCTAGGTAAATCTGTGACAATTGATCCTTGCGACTCTCTATAGTTGCGATCAATATCTTTTGCTGTTAATCTATTGCCTTCTTTAGCAAATAAATGAGAAAATAGCCCGTACCGTATGCTGTCGAGGCAATGATCTGTGATTTTTAATGGCTTGTCAATACCAACTATTGCACATTTAGGGTCCCAACAGTATGATTGGAATTCTTTGATGAGTGGTTGACAGGATTTGCAGATTTTTAGTGTTCCATTAGAGAGTAGTTTACTAACAAATCTTATACCATCGATCACTTCATTTTCTGCATCATATAGATTAGGTATGTTATGTCGAGAGAGCTCCAATTTGAACGAACAAGCGGACGGGTCAACATAAATTGCACGTATAGGCCTGTTTTTAATAAAAAGACTCAATGCTTCAGCTTGCTCTGTGTCTGTAAGTTGTCTTTGATGAACTTTAGAGTCATAGAAGTAAACCTCTTCAACCCACATATTTGGAAACAGGGAACGATTAATCCCAATCAGCGTGAATGCAGTCGGATTTGCAGTACCATAATCAACTCCAACGATATACTCAGTCGCTTGTCCAGGGGGATATTCGATAACATGCTTATTAATATCGAAAAAGTCATAGATACAGCCCTCAGCCATTACCCAAAGCCCCTCGATAAACC